GACAAGTTATTAGTCCTGACGGGATAAAACCAAAACAACAACAACCATCAACACAACGTTACAATATTGGTAGTGGTGAGTTATTGAAAACAGATAATAAAGCTGAATATGAAACAGCTAAATTACAAGCACAACAAAACAAATACTTAGGTTCTGTTTGGAAAAAAGTTGAAAACGGTTTGTTCCAACAATCAATCAACTATGAAACAACTCGTATTGGTTCTTATGCCGATTTTGAGGCTATGGAGTTTTACCCAACAATTGCTGCCGCATTAGACGTGATGATGGAAGAATGTTTGGGTGGCGAAACTATAATACCCCTTTTAAATGGTACTGAACATACAATTGAATCATTGTATGAAAACAACATAACTAATTTTTGGGTATATGCTGTTGATATTAATGGTGATAAAATAAAACCATCTATGGTTGATAAAGTTATTTTAAAAGGTGTTAAAGACACATATAAAATAACTTTAGATGATGGTAGCGAAATAGTTTGTACTGATAATCATAAATGGTTGTCTTATGATAATAAATGGGTAGAAACCAAAGATTTAATTTATGGCGATTCATTAAAATCTATAACTAAACGATTAGATTATAAAGGATACGAGAAAGTTAGTTTAACAAATTTTAATGGTGGGTCAAAACTAACTCACGTTATTGTCGCTGAAAGTGAATTAATAAAGAATAAAGAAAATTTATTATTAAACGATAGAGCTAGAACTGAAAAAATAGTTGTTCACCATAAATCATTTAATAAATTAAATAATGACCCTTCACAGTTAGAATATATGTTTTGGGATGACCATCAAAAATTACACACAGATTTAAATAAAGAACGTTGGGGTAATATTGAATTTTCAAATAAGATGAAAAAAATTTTTAGCGAAAATGGTAAAAAAACATGGGACAATTGTGATAAAAATTTAAAAATAAAACAATTACAAGATGGTCTTAACAATAAATTAAAAAATTTAACTGAATTAGAGAGAAAAGAATTTTTTAATAATGCTGGGGAAAATAACCCAATGTACGGTGTTAGTAGATTTGGAGAAACTAACCCTAATTACGATAACACAACTAAACACATTAACGATATTAATGAGAGTGAATATATTACTTATTTAATTAATAAAAAAGGTAATAGACGAAAATTAGCGATGTTAAAATTTAATTTAAATAAAAGTACTGTAATATCTTACAATAAATTATTATGTAAAAAATATAATTTAACAAGAATTGAAGATTTGGATTTTATATTTAATAATGGTTTTAACATTAAAACAATAAAAGAATTCATATCAACACAAACCAACCCAGTGCGTTCAGTCAAAATATATTGTAAAAAATATAATATTGATTCATTTAAGTTAACATCATTTTTAATTAAAAAAGGTTATAAAAATTGGACTGATATGGTTTCTACAATTGGGAACCATAGAGTTGTTAGTGTAGAATATTTAGGTAAAAACAAAGTTTATGATTTATTAAATTCATCGGTAGATTCTAATTTTGCTATAAAATGTGAATCGGGTATGATTATATCACATAATTGTACAACTCTAAATGACCAAGGTAAAATGCTTAATATCTATTCTGATAGTAAACGTGTTAAAACAATATTAGAAGATTTATTTTTCAATAGATTAGATTTCCATACTTCTGGACCAATGTGGACTAGGAACACATGCAAATACGGTGATAATTTCATTTATTTAAATATAGACGCAACCAATGGTGTTATTGGTTCTAAACAGATGCCTAACTACGAAATGGAAAGAAGAGAATCTGGATTATTTGATATGATTTCTGGTAGAGAATTACCAGATGAAGAAGTTTCTTCTGGTGATAAAGTTAAATTCTTCTGGAGAGGTCGTGATGTTGAATTCAACTCATGGCAAATTGCTCACTTTAGATTACTAGGTGATGATAGAAGGTTACCATATGGAACCAGTGTTTTAGAGAAAGCTAGACGTATTTGGAAACAGTTATTGCTATCAGAGGATAGTATGCTTGTTTATCGTGTAACTAGAGCCCCAGAAAGACGTGTATATAAAATATTTGTAGGTAATATTGATGATGCTGATGTTGAACCATATGTGAACGCTATTGCTGATAGATTCAAACGTATGCCTATCGTTGACCCGCAAACTGGTCAAATTGATTTACGTTATAATCAATTAGCAAATGACCAAGATTTCTTTATACCAGTAAGGGATGAAAATGCACCGAATCCAATAGATACTTTGCCAGGTGCATCAAACTTAGACCAAATTGCTGATATTGAATACCTAAGAAGTAATTTATTTACAGCATTACGTGTCCCTAAACCGTTTTTAGGTTTTGATGATGCTACTGGTGATGGTAAAAATTTAGCTATTCAAGATATTCGTTTTTCTAGAACAATAAATAGAATTCAACAATCAATTCTTCAAGAATTAAACAAGATAGCTATCATACACTTATATCTTTTAGGTTTTGAGGATGATTTAGATAATTTCACACTTACACTTAACAATCCATCAACACAAGCTGAAATGTTAAAAGTTGAACATTTACAACTTAAAGTTAGTCTTCTTAAAGATGCTGTGTCTGATATTGGAACTGGGTTTGGTGTTATGTCATGGACACGAGCACACAGAGAAATTATGGGTTGGTCTGATGATGAAATAAAACAAGATTTACTAGAACAACGTATGGAGAAAGCTGCTTCTGCTGAATTGGCGAATACTGCTGCTGTTATTAAACATACTGGCATGTTTGATAGTGTTGATAGAATTTATGGCGACTTTGATGTTGCGTTAAATGGTGGTGGTTCTGGTGAAGGTGAAGAAGGCGGTGATTCTGGTGCTGGTGGTAGTGGTGGAGGTTTCGGAGGTGGAGGAATGGGTGGTGAAGACCTAGATTTCGGTGATGAATCTGATGCTGAAGGTGAAGAAGGTGTACCAGAAGAAGGTGCGATAGATACTGAAGGTGGTTTAGATATAGATGCAGAACCTGAAACAGTTGCTGAGTCTCTAAAAAAAGTAGAAAAATTATTAACTGAAAGAAAAGAAGTATTGGTTGGGGATTTAAATAAAAGAACAAATAAGTATAAAAATAGATTTGTTGATGCTTTAGTTGAAACAATTAAACCAGACAAAACTAAAAAGGTTTCTAATATTAAAATTTACAATAAAAATTTAAAAATAAACAAAGACATCGATGGTATGATTGGTGATATTGATAAAATGTTGGATGAATAATAGTTTTATATGTAAAATAAGATATTTATAATTAAAAAACAAAATGACTAAAATAGATATTACAAAAACGGTTCAAAACTTTGGTAAAATTAAAAACGCTTACAACGAAATATTGGTTGAAAGCGTTGTCACTAAAAACAAGGTTAAAAAAGATTTATTTAAATCTTATGTAAAAATAATCAAAGAAAACGAAGCTTTGAAGAATCAATTCTTGGTTTATAATATCATTGAAAATAAAGTAGAAATCAATGAATCAAAAGCAAAGTGTTTTGTTGATGAATGTATGAGTATAATTTCAAAATATGACACAAAAGATATTTTAATTGTTAATAACAAATTAATTGAGAATATCGTATTTGAAAAAGACTATGATTATGATAAAAAAGAATTACATGAGAATATAACTACTTTGATATTCACACCTAAAACACCTAGAAATATTGATGCAATTCTAGAGGCTAAATCATTTATTGTTGATTACATTATTAATAACAAAGAAAAAGAAGTAAGTGAAAGCGTTGAACTACCAAATAGTATGTTGTCTGCAATTATGGTTGATAAATATAATGAGAGGTATGCTGATTTAAATGAGGCTGACAAAGAAGTGTTAAAAACGCTTATTGAATCTGATGACACAAAGAAAAAAGAAGTTTATTCAAAAACACTTAGAGAGTGCATTGATTTAATCGATGAACGACTTGAGGAATCTAATTTAGAAGCTAAAGATAAATTATTACGAGTTAAAGATAAATTGTTGAATGATAAAAAAGAAATAAATGAAGATTACATTAAAAATATTTCTAAATTGGTTGAATTAAGAAGTTCTTTAAAAAAATAATATCTATTTAAACCTATTGACTAATTCCTGGATTTTATTTATATTTGAATAAAATATTAGATATGAAAACTGGGAAAGAAATTAAAACAAATAAATTTAAAAACTATAACGTAGTCTTTGGTAGTGTGAATAATAAGAATCCAAAAGCGATTTATATAACGATATCTTCATGGGTTAAACCTCTAGAAGAAGAAAATGTAAATTATAACCAAGTAATACGAAATTTGAATAAGAATGTAAGACAAAGTTTATTCAACCTTTTTAAAGATGATAAAGATTCTTTATTTGATGGATATAGGACTATTGTAGATTTAGATATTAGGGAATCTGGTATTAGATATGGTAAAAGTAGTTTTATGTGTTGTGAATTAACACTATTTCTACACACAGAAATATCGATAACTTCTGATGATATAAAAAATAAGTTAGAATTATTTACCGAAAAAATTATAAATAATAATTTTGAAAATAATAAATTTTTTAATTTTAAGAATAAAAAAAATTAAATATAAAACCCTAATCATTTGATTAGGGTTTTTTTGTTTAATTAACATATTTATATCTATAAACAATACTATGGATAAAGATATAAAAGTAATTAAAAGAGGTTGTAGCGGTACAGGAGTTCTAATTGAACATGACGCTGGATTTATTTCGCCTGATGAACCTAGGAACCAACCTTTCATAAATGAAATAAAAAAAATAGATAGCGGTAGTAGAATCAGCATCGTTGAGCCACTTATCGTTTATGTTGTACTACAAAAATACGGTATTCTTAATCGTAATGGTAGAATATACCCAGAATCAATTCTTAAATCACAAGATAGGTTATATCAAGAAGCTATACGTGAACGTAGAGCTGTAGGTGAATTAGACCACCCAGAATCAAGCGTTATAGCTGGTGATAGGATTTCACATAACATTGTTGAAACGTGGTGGGAAGGTCATACGCTTATGGGTAAAATGGAAATATTAATGACACCTGGGTTTATAAATTATGGTATCGTATCAACAAAAGGTGATGAAGTAGCGAACTTATTAAGAAATAGAATTAAGATTGGTGTTTCTTCTAGAGGTGTAGGTTCACTTAAAGAAGGTAAGAATGGTGAGCAAATTGTTCAAGAAGATTTTGAAATAATTTGTTGGGATGTTGTTACAGCACCATCTACTCCAGATGCTTGGATAGGTCGTAGCAGAGAAGAAATGACACCTTATGTGGAAAACGTGGAAACTAAAAAACCATTAATAAAAGAAAATTTATTAAATGATTTAGATAAATTTTTATTCGAATAATAAAAAAATAATATTTTTTTAAATAAAAAATGTTTTTTGTTAAAAACACATATATTTATTAACAAATGAGATAACATCTCGTGCTTATCTAATAAAAAGAAGAAATAAAAAAAAGATAAAATGGCAGAAAAAAAATCAATACTTGAAGAAGCTTTATTGGATATTAAAAACATTCAATCAGCTCTCAATGCAAACACAAAAGAAATACTTCGTAGCGTAGCTAAAGAAGAAATTGATAGTGTAGTGAAAGAGTCCTTGGAAGAAATGACTTATGAAGAAGAAGATGTTGACCCTTTAGCTGGTGAAGCTGGAGAGGAAGACGAAAACGAATTTGACGCAGAAGGTGGTATGGAAGATGTAGATTCAGAAATGGGAGGTTCAGAAATGGAATTACCAGCTATGGATGCAATGGGAATGGAAGATGAGGAATCATCTGAAGAACTTGATATGACTGGAGCAAGTGATGAAGACGTAATCGCAATTTACAAAAAAATGAGTGGTGAAGATGAAATCGAAATTGTTGGTGATGAACTTCGCTTAAACATTACAGAACCAGGTGAATATGTTGTAAAACTAGATTCACTACAAGGTGATACTGATTTGGCTGATGAAGAAAACTTTGATGAAGAACCTATTGAAATGGGTGATGATGAGGAGGAATCTACTGATGTTGAGTATGACATTGAAATGGGTGATGATGATGAAGAAACTGAAGAAGAAGAAAGTGAGTTCGGTGACGAAGAAGCTGTAGAATCTGAAGAAGGTGATTCTGAATTTGGTGATGAGGAAGAAACTGAAGAAGAAGAAATTGAAGAAAATATTGCAAATGTAAATGGTAAAGCTGGTCACCAAGGACAAAGACGTTCTGGTTCATCTCATTTAGGTTTCGGTAAAAAAAGTGTTGATGGTGAAAAACTTGATGAAACCATTAAAGCTAGACAAATCGTTTCTGAAACAGCTAAAAAATACAATACTCTACTAACTGAAGCTAAAAAATTAAAATCTGAGAATGATGAGTTTAGAACTGCTCTTAGAGAATTTAGAACTAAATTAGTTGAAACTGTTGTTTTTAATAGTAATCTTACATATGTTGTAAGAATCTTACAAGAACATTCAACAACAAAATCTGAAAAACAAAATATCATTAAAAGATTTGATGAGGTTTCCAATCTTGTTGAATCTAAAAAACTTTACAAAAATATTGTTAATGAATTGGAAACAAGAAAACCAATCAACGAATCAGTAGAACGTAAAATTATTAAAGAAGCATCTACTAGTACTTCAAAACAATTAAATGAAAGTACAGCATATGTTGACCCATCAACAAAAAGAATCATGGATTTGATTAGCAGAGTTGAAAAAAGATAAAAAAAAATAAAATAATAACCCTAACAAAAAAATAAAAAACAAATTATGTCACATTTATTAACATCTGGACAAGTAGGTAACATCGGTTTAAACCACATGAAAGCTATTCGTTTGGAAACTCAAACAAAATGGGATTCATTAGGATTCCTAGACGGTCTTAGAGGACACGTAAAAGAAAACATTGCTCAATTATATGAAAACCAAGCGTCTTCTTTATTGACTGAAGCAACTACTGCAACTAACTCTGGTTCTTTCGAAACTGTAGTTTTTCCAATTGTACGTAGAGTTTTCTCTAAATTATTAGCTAACGATATCGTATCTGTACAAGCTATGAACATGCCAATCGGTAAATTGTTCTTCTTCGTTCCACAAACATCTTCTCGTGTTGATGCTGCTGGAAACGCTGGTTCTCCATATGCGAATGATGGTAGTTTAACAACAAACCAACAATTCTCTGCACACACTGGTTTAGGTGGTCTTAACAACGGTACTCCAGTTGGAGCTGCTTTACCATCTTGTATTAATTCTGGTGGTTGTGTTGTAACACCATTCGTAGGTAAAAATCTTTATGATGCATTCTACAATGATGGTTTATTTGATAACTCTAAAGGTACTCTTACAATCCAAGTTGGTGGTAATGCTGTATTTACTTTAGGTAATGATGGTGTTTATACTGTAGCTACTGGAGCAATGTCTGCTGGACCAACTGCAACTGATGGTTCATTAAGAGGTATTATCTTAGGAATCACTGGTTTCTCTAAAAACGTTATTGGAAATGGTAGAGAAAAAATGACTGGTGCTAATGGTAACAATACAGATACTGAATCTTTCTTAGCTTCATTACGTGTTGTAACTACTAATGCTATCTTGGATAGAGATGGAAATGCTGTTATCGCTGCTGGTAAAGAAGTTCCTTTCCGTTTGGTTACTCAACAATACGGTAAAGGTATCGTTACGTCTAGTTCTAGTAATTTAACTGATGGTACTGGTACTTGTTATGTAGAGTTAGATTTACGTCACCCTGTTGGAACAACTGCTGCTGGTGCTGTTGTAACTCCTGGTACTGCTACTTATGATGGTTATGTTGGTGCATCTGCTACAACTGTATCTGCTTTCACTTTTACTTCTGCATGGGCTGAATACGCTTCATTAGAACTTGAAACTGAAATGGGAGAAGTATCTTTCAGATTAGACGAAGTTGTTGTATCTGTTGAAGAAAGAAAATTAAGAGCTACATGGTCTCCAGAGTTAGCACAAGACGTTAGTGCATTCCACAACATCGATGCTGAAGCTGAGTTAACTGCAATGTTATCTGAACAAGTTGCTGCTGAGATTGACCGTGAAATCCTTAGAGATATCCGTAAAGCTGCTGCTTGGCAATTGAGATGGGATTATAATGGATGGAGAAAAGCTGCTACATCTGCTAACCCATATACTCAAAAAGAATGGAACCAAACTTTAATTACTAAATTAAACCAAGTTTCTGCTCAAATCCATAAATCTACTCTTAGAGGTGGTGCTAACTTTATCGTAGTTTCTTCTGAAATCTCTGCTATTTTTGACGATTTAGAATACTTCCACGTAAGTGACGCTAACCCAGAGCAAGACCAATACAACATGGGTATTGAAAGAATCGGTTCTTTAAGCGGACGTTACCAAGTGTACCGTGACCCTTATGCTCCAGCTTTCTCTGTAATCATCGGTCACAAAGGTAAATCATTGCTTGATACTGGTTACATCTATGCTCCATACGTACCGTTGCAATTAACTCCAACTATGTATAACCCATTTAACTTCGCTCCAGTGAAGGGGATTATGACGAGATATGCTAAAAAGGTTGTCAACAACAGATTTTACGGCCATGTAATGGTTGATGGTGTTCCAACTTTCAACATTAATGAATTAAGATAATCAAATTTCTTATATAAATAAAAAAGTCTAATCGAAAGGTTAGACTTTTTTATTTATAAATAATCGGTTTTATGGTTGACTTATTGAGATATATTTCGTATCTTTGTATAAAATATAAACATGTCAAAGAAAATAGAATTAACACAGGAACAAACCTTAGAGTGTCTAAGGTTATATAATGAAGAATTAATGGGTTCACCATCAATAAGTGAACGTATGGGAATACATAAAACAATTGTTATTAGAACACTTAAAGAAAATGGTGTTGAATTTGGACCATCTGGAAGAAGAAATATTGGTGGTAAAGCTGTTGCTGATAAAAAATACGCTGAAAAAAATAAAGAAAAATTAAGTGAATACCATAAAGATTGGTCAATTACAAATCGTGATACTTTAAGAGCTAAACATACTGAATGGCGTAATGAAAATAGAGATAAAGTTAGAAAATGGGCTAGAGATTATGAAAGAAATCGTAGACGAGAAGACCCAAAATATCGTTTAACCGCTAGGACACGTACATCAGTTTCAACTTGTTTAAAAGAACGTAACGTTAAGAAAAAATCATCTACTTTTATCTTATTAGGTTATTCTATAGAAGAACTGATGATACATTTGGAAGCGTTATTTACTGTTGGAATGACATGGGATAATTATGGTGAATGGCATGTTGACCATAAGATACCGATGAATAGTTTTCAATTTGAGAGTACTGATGATATTGGATTTAAAGATTGTTGGAAATTAAGCAATCTTCAACCATTATGGGGACCAGATAATTTAAGCAAGGGTACGAAACTTTTATAGGTTTGTAGATATTTATAGATATGAAAAAGGTAATTAAGAAATTATTAAGAGAAGAATTAAATATCCATGATATTGATGTGATGTTAAATTCAATTAATTCAAATCAAAATTGTGATTGTTGTAGATATTTTGATATGAAAAGTTTGGAAAATTATGGTGGTTTAGAACACCCACTTTATTATATTATTAGTAAAAGGGAGTTACAAGAAATTGAATATTTAAAACCAAAACAATATCTTTATAAGATAGCTAATGGTTTTGGTTTATCATATGCTGATGTATTGGGTGGTGCTTATAGTGATGAGAAAGCTGAAAAATATAGTTTAATGATGAAGAATGGTAGTAAAGCACCAATAGGTTATTATGTTGATGGTAAATCTGACCAAGAGGGTAGACATAGAGCATCATCAGCTATGAAATTAGGTTGTAATATAATGCCAGTTGTTAAAATAACTAAAGATTTATCCAATAACTTTGTGAATAATTATGTTACTAACATTAAAGATTTATCTAGAGAAGAACTTAATAAATTATTTAAAGATAAAGGATATAAGGGTATTAGTGATTTAGATTGGAGAGAACTACAAAATTATATTAAATATAGTTTATTAAATGAAAATATAATAAATGAAAATAAATTAACTATTAACCCAAAAGTTAAAGATATATTAGATGATATCACCGATGAAAAAATTGGTGAAGAGAAATATTATAGTTGGGAATATACCGACAATTACGGTGGTAGAGCATTTGGTGATATTAAAATACTTAATAATAAAAAAGTTGCTTCAATAACTCAAATGAATAGTCAACCAATTGGTAATTACGATGAAAATTTAAAAAGACGTGGTTTTTTAAGGAATTTAATTCAAACATTAAAAAATAATAATATTGATAGTGTGTCGATTAGGTTGCAATCTAAAGATACTAGAAAAGCATTACCTAAATTAATAGATGATGGAACATTAAAAAACCCTAGAGCGTTAACTGGTGTTTCAGTTGATTTACACCCAACTTTATTTGATATATAAAATATTAAAAATAGAATAAAAAAATTACTTAGATGAAATTTGTTAAACGAGATTAGTAATTATGTATTAAATATATTTACTTAACTATATTTAATTTTTATTGAAAATCGGGACCCATTTCACAAATTGTTGATTGAATCTGATGCCAATACGTGTTGGCTTCATCTGGAATACTATCTCCAGACATATGAGTTGTTTTAATTTCATCTGTGATTTTATTTTCTTCGTTCTTTAAATTTTCTAATGGTACATGTATTTTTTGCATAACTTTATGTCTAGTTTCTTCACTAACGTCTTTAAGTGCTGTTTCTACATAATTTAAAACTTCTTGATAAGAATTAACACTAATTTTATTACACATAGTTTGCATAGCTGAATTCATGTTTTGTCCATCAATCATTTGCTCCCTAAGTAATTTTTTTATAAAGCTTTTCATAATCTATTTAAAAATATTTTTATTATTTATACCCCAATCACCTTTATTTTTTATTGACTTTATTTTTCTTGGGTCAAAAACAATATAATCATTATCTAATTTTATTGCGTCATAACCCATATCTTCTATTTGACCGAGACCTAATTTCTCATATTCATCCCAACCAGCTATTTTTTTTGCTGAGATAAATACAGGTATTATTTTATTGGTGGCTGCGGCTCCAGATTCACCAGATAATATTTTATTTTTATCTGTTGTAAACCAAAATACACCTTGAGCTGAACGTTTAGTATTGAATGTTGTTATGTTTTTACTACTACCATGATAACATATAAGAGGTTTTCCAGCTTCATCTACAACTTTACTACCATCAAACCATCTATTGAAGTTTTCGTTGAATGTGGGGTCTGAAATGGCTTCATCTAAACCAAATGGTCTATTTGATTGATTCCAGAATTTTTCAGCATCAGATGAATGTTTAGGTGAAGGTGTTATTTTTAGTCCAGTTAATTCTTCAATATATAAATACATTTGAGTACCTACACCTTTTCGTCTAAAATCTGGTCTTACATCAATACTAGCTTTTAAGATACCTTCTTCATTAAACCCAAAAGAAGAATTACCTATTTCGGTATTATCGTTTTTATCAAAAACTAAAATTTGACCTAAAAGACCAAAGCGTTTAATTTCATCTTCACTATACATGTCGGAAATTAAAACAAAATCACCAATATTTTTTTGTTTAAAATTTTTATATCTATCTAATTTAGGTTTTTTATTTTTAACGTAATCTAAACTAACATGATTATAACCTTCTCTAAGTAATTTTTTTATAAGTTTTTTCATATTTAAACCATGTTTAAGTAATCCAATAACGTTATCAAAATACTAGGAATAATAGTTGTTAATAAATCAGGCCAACAAAAACCTTTATAAATTATTTGGTCTTTAATTTCTTTAAATAATGCAAATAACGTTGTTATTAACAATGAAATTACATTTGTATTTAAAGTGGTATAATTAGAGTTTTGATTTGTTGCTATTGTTATTATAAAACTTGAGATTATAAAAATAATAAAACCATAAATAAAATGATTTGCTTTATCTAGTGGAATTATTGGTAATGTAAAATTTAAAAGATTTTTCATGTTTTCTATCTATTGTGATTTACGCATATCAACTTGATTAATAATATCAAATTGTAATACATTTTTTAGTGTTGTTACCTCTAAATTAGATGTAACTAGTATATCCAAATAATATGTATTTGGTATAAGACTAGCAGTATCTAATAATAAGTAATAGTGATTATTACTCATTTCAATTTGTTGAAAATCAATTACAGTTAATTCTGATTTACCTTCAGTAACATATAACCTATATTTTATATCATCAATAAGTTGAGATTGTTCTACCGTATAGGGTATTCTAGCAGAAACAATTATTTTTCTAACATCACCACGTTTTATTTTCTCATTGTTTTGTACACCAGAAACACTTACGGCAGTTTTCTTAGGTAGGTTATCAGATGTTCCTATATTGTAATATTCCGTAGAATCTTTCATTGCAAAATCTAAAGAAATATCTGGTCTAGTTATTCCATTAATTACTATATTTTTCCAAATATCATTATACATAACGCAATCATTTGAACCATTTGATGGGATAATTAAATCAATAGAATAAACACCTTTTGTTACGTGTGTTACTTGTGATTGAGTGAATGATGAAAACAATGTATCGGTATAGTCGTATATTTCAACTATTGGTATAGAATCTAAGTTTGTTGGGTTACCACCTAAATTAACATACAGATATAATTTATTATTTTTATCTAAATAAAAATTATTTCTATCATCTTTTATATGGTTATCATATATTGTTTCAATATACGGTTCGTAGAATGTTTGTGTGTTATTTGTGAAGAAACCAACATATTGTGGTGCTGTTGTATTTAATAATTCATAACTTCTATCATATGCTATACCTAAACCATAATTAGTATCACCAGTTAACACACCATTAACATAATCAGTAATATCCATTTCTATATTTTCATTACCTTTATCAAAATGTTGTGAAGCTATAGTGATAGAAGCTGGTGAACCAGAATAAACACCTGCTCCGCCATTCCACTCAATACCAGTTTGAGCTCTAACCCAGTTTGACGCACCCACATAGTAAGCTGAGTCACCAAAAGTTAATAATGGGATTTCATAATCATACCCAACACCATTATCCCATGGTTGGTCGATTTTAAATAATATTAGATTAAATGATGCTGTTCTGTCTTTTGAACCTATTGTTGAATTTAACAATTCCTTATCAAAAGAACCTGTATTTGTCATTCTAAGAGTATGTTTTAGTTTGGATAAATCAGTGAATGTACCACCACTATAAAGTGATTTAATTCTTGTTTCATCAAAATAAAATAAAAACCTACTGTAGTTGTTATTTCCAGCTGGACCACCATAAAATAGTTCAGTTATAGGGTTTAACCCAGTATTTACATTTGAATTGTAAACTATTGTGTTATTCTTATCGAAAAAGGTTCTAATTACCATTGATTATATTTTATATATAAATATCATTTAATATAGAAATGTTAACTTATATATAAAAATATTAATTAATACGAATATTCTTACTTAACATTCTTTTTTCTAAATCTTCAGCTTTTGATTTTAAAGCGGCTATCGCTTGTATATTTCCAGAAGCTGTTAAGTCAGTGGCTGGGTTACCATTTCCGTTGTGTACATGTGAACAAATTGCGTCTTTAAGTAATCGTAAATAATCTAATAAAATATCACCAAATGGTAATTGGTGTGCATCTTTTAAAATATTGGTTAATTCCTCATCACTAATAAGGTTCTCTTGGTTTAAGGTTATATTTGGTGACCCGTTTTTATGTGTTAATAAATTAATTTTACTTGAAACTATATTAATAACAGTACCAGTTTCTGTTGTTTCATCATCATCTGATATTGGAATTTTAACACCATTTTTTATTTGAATAAACCCCTGTGTTTTACTATTAAAAGCAATTTTAAATTGATTGGAATTAGATGATTCAAATTTTCCAGCTCTAATTACAACTTCATTATTTTTTTGGGTTATATCTGTATTATATCTACCTTGTATTGAAATTTCATCAGATTTAGGGAAAACACCAATTAATTCTGGTATAATTTTATTTGTTGTGTTGTCGCTTAACACTGGAGGTCCAGATGTTAGTTGTCCAAACGTAAAAGGTCTTAAAGGTGTTAAAGCTGATGCTTTATCATTTTCTAATTTATCTAATTGAGAAATAATTGGTCCGATATAAAGTCTATCAGCGTGTTGCGAAGTTTTACCCATTATAAAAATCCATACAACTTCACCTACTTTTGGGATTGTTGAAAGGTGTTTTGGTAACAACGGAAAAGCCCATGGTAGTTCTTTTGTAGGTAAATCACCATCGCCACCTACAGTTGGTGAACCGTTGATTCTGACTTTAATTCTACCCATTCCATTTTCATCTTCAATCGAATCAACAACACCATATTTTAAATATTTAAAATTGTCTTGGTTGTATTCACTGTTTGTCATGAAAACTTTATTCGTACCGTTTCCTATAAAATACATATTATTCTCCTTTTAATCTTTTTAAAATTATTCTATTTGCTTGGTCAAAGCTTTTTTCTATTTCAACTAATTTGTCAAAATCTAATATCATTCTCAATTTAATAGCTTCATGGTCTGATTCTAATTGTTTGATGTGGAATAATATTTCATTGTTTGTTTTTGACTCTAAATTATCTTTTTTTTCTTCCATAATAAAAATTTATCTAATTATTCCATTCCCAACTGCAATAGTTGTTGTAACACCTTGTGAAATAACTGGTGCACCTAAATTACCAACACCTACTGTTGTAACTGAAATCCCAGGTGGTATTGCAATATTAACAACCGATTCTGTTAATAACGAATTTAATATTTCTTCTACTCTAATTAATTCCATAGTTTCATCTACATTTGGTCCATCAGCAAATACATCACCAACTTGTCTACCAGATTCTGATTGTCTGGAAATAATTCTAGCTGCAATTGCTTGCGATGACATGCCTGGTCTTAGTTGAGCCCCCACAACAATTAATGGTGGTGGTAGTGGTGCAACTGGTTCATCTGGGATTGCGAATGCTGATAAAATTAAATTTAATATATTACTAAGTGTATTTATTTCTAACATTATGTTAATCCTTTAATTGTTCTCAAAATATCTTGTGATACACCAACAAGACTTAATAACTGAGATTTTTTATTTTTTATTTTTTCCGTGTTTTTTTTAGCTACGGCATCACCCACTAGTTTTGCTATTTTTTGTAAAGCAATTGATAATAGTATTTTAATTATCAACCCAGAAATTCTTTTAATTATTTGTTTGAATAAGTTTTTACACTTTTTAATAAAATCAACTGAATCATTAAATTTAACATCTGGTCCGTAAATTATGTTATAATTTATTAAAAAAATAAAAACAACTTTAGGTGATAGGATAACACCCACAATAGATTTAATAATATTCGTAATAATTAATTGGAAAAAATTTAATTTAACAGAACCTTTATCTACATTTAATTTAACATTACTGGTACTTTGATTAGCCATGTTATCTAGACTAGTTGATATTACGTATTTTTTTTCTTGTATTGTTGTAGTTGTAGATAATGAATCATTAAAATTGGTGAGTGTAGATACTGGGATAGAACCATCAATTGTTTCTGATGTTTTTATCTTGATAACACCTCTTTGTCTTTCACTAGAACGTCTTTCAATAATTGATATTTCGTCATTACTAAAAGTAAAAAAAGTGTCATCATTAGAATCACTTTCTTTTGCGTTTATATCTTCATCTACCAATTTATCAACAATTTTATTTACCTTTTCTTCCATTTCTAATTGGAGTCTAGGTTTTTTAATTTGAAAAGAAATTGAACCGAAAATGGTGTCGATAATTCTACTTAGGATATTAGCTGAATTAAACAATGTAAGTGAATCGATAAAATTATTATTTAAATCGCTAAGTGTTTTTGAATTATAATCTGCATTTGATTTAATAGTTAAAGAATTGTTTGGTCTAGTAGAATCACCGATAGAGTTAAAAGTTATATCAAATAATCCAACACCATTTTTATCTTTCCAAGTATATGTTGCCCCATCTCCTTGTATTACACCGTAAAGAAATGTATTAAAATCAGAAGAATCAACTAATGGTGTTGTTACGTCATTATATAGTAAACCACCAACTTTAGTTGTTGCATCTATTTTAAAAAGATTTAAAAAATCAATTTTTTTAACTTCGATTATTATACCTTTAGATTTAATGAAGCTAGGTAAACTAGGGTCAACACCACAACTTACAATTGATTTTAATTCAGTTTTAAGAGCTTTTTTAATTTCTCTTTCAATTTTTTCTAGCTGATGGGTTAATATATCTACAATAACATTAATTAAAGCTATATACCCAATTAAAGATTGTATTAAATCAGTTAAAAATGTGATAGTGTCACCTTTATTATTAATCGAAGGGAAAGATGAATTTTTGTACATCTTTGGCATTCCTTCGGTTAATGTTCTAGCGGCTGCTATTTCACCAAAAACTTTTTGTTTTTTTTCTAATAATGACATAGTTATTCGTTTTCATCACCTAAAAAATTATTTTTATTATCATTCTTTAGCATCTCTCTAATTGATTTAAAATCAGATATTGATGCCGTTCCATGACTTCTTTCATTTATAGTAGTTTCAATATCTCCACGATTTTTAATTATATCACTTTGTAATTTAGCTAACTCTAATTTGATTCTGATTGCGGAGTCTTTTATTTTTAAAAGACCACCTTTTTCTTTAGCGATTTTAGTTAAATCATCAACATCTGCTGGTGTTGCACTAGCTGATAATTCATTAATTGTTTTTTGTGCGTCATTTATTTGTAAACACGCATCATTATACGTTTCTTGCATAAGACCAGATAATGAATCATCACTATTTGTTTTAATTACTTGTTTTTGTTTTCTTGGCAAAATTTCTATGTTTTAATTATATTGTTATTTAATATAAATAGATAATAAAATAATTTTATAACAATTTTTTACAACCCATGATGTTTTAATAATTCATAAAGTTCTTTATATCTTTTCATTGCTAATCTAATATCTTTTGTTGATAGGTTGGTATAATTTCTCATCGTCTCTAACACTGAATTTTTATTATATTTAGAACCACCATCCATAGATTCAAAAGCTGTTTCCCAATTCTCTAAAATTTCAATTAAAGCTAGACCAACTTTTTTTTCATTTTCGTTTAACCTTTTTTTAATAGGTAGTGTTTCATTGTTTAATTCTTCTTTAATACCATTAGATAATTTTTTGATAAATTCATCCATTAAAAAATTATCATCATCAATAATATATGTTAAATCTTCACGTTCTTCAATAGTTTCAGACATCTCTTCGTATGAAGCCATTTGTTTTATGTTTTTTTCATCCTTGATTAACAAACCAAGAATATAATTTTTACTTATAGTCCCAAAATATGAATAAGCTTTTTTCCCTCTACCACTTTCAAACTTATGTACTTTTGTCATTAGAAAAGATACGGTGTCGCTATGCAACTCTTCAAAAGTTTCTCCTTTTCTGTACAGTTTATACCTTCTAATTATGGATTCAATCATTTTATCGAGTGGTTCTTTCAACCACTCGTTAAAAATGAGGTTCCTTTCTATTTCGTTTGTTGATTCTAAAAAATTAATAACGGCTTCTTCTTCTTCTGGACCAAAATACATATCATTTTTTCTCTTGCGTCCTCGTTTAGTTACCATTCATTAATTTTCAATTTCGTATGTTATTTTTCTATCAGCTGGGAAGTAATATTCTTTTTTAGCTGTTGATAACCACCATCTAGCTTCTACTGGGTCTAAGGTTTCTTTATATGTTGAGAATAGAGAACCTGGCCTTTGGTTTAAGTGTTTGTACCCAAATCTAGGAATAACAAATACCTTTGCATCTTTAAAAGTCATACGTAGTAAAAATTCATAGATAAAAGTTAATTTGATACTAGGTTTAAAACCACCAAAATCATCATAAACTGATTTTCTAATCACCATTCCATCGATATTAAAGTTTTGATATGTTAACAATGCATTATTGTCTAAAACACCTAATTCATCTGAAAAACTTTGAGCCCATACTGCTTCATTTGTAAATCCAATAAATTGACCACCATTATCAACATCAATGATAATTGGCATGAAGATATCAACATTTGAGTGTTTTTCTCTATGTTCAATAACATTTTTGAACCAAATTTTAGCGTATTCATCATCCAATTCCAAGATTGAAAACCATTCGGTTTTACAAACTGAAACCCCGTAATTAACTTGTGATGCGAAATCAGTTTCGCCATCATTTTCAACAATTCTAACTGAATTTTTATAATCACCGTAATCAACTTTTTTAACGGTTTTAACAACATCGCTACCTTTTGGAACAACAATAATTAATTCGTCTGGTCTGATTGTTTGGTCTATAACGCTTTGTACTGCGTTTGTAAATAAAACTTTTGTTTCTTCATTCAATTCGTGCACAGGTAGTACAACACTAATATTATTTGTATTTTTCATATTTATAGTTTTTATTAAGCGTTAGTTGTAGTTAATTCTTTTTCAGTATTCTCCAATGTTTCTAAAGTTATTTTTAATTCAGAGATTCTATTTTCATGTAATGTTGTGTAAACTTTACTAGCTATAGATACTTGTTTTTCTGAAGTATAAGAACCTTTTGTTTCATTAATATTTTCAGTTAAATCAGATGGGATTGAATCCTCTAACCAGACTTTTAAATAAGTTGCGATTAATTCTGGGATATTAAGTGTTGTATTTGTCCAAATACCGTTTTGTTTAATAGAAATATTACCTTCTTCATCAACATTTTCCATCCATTCTGGAATCATATTTGGTATTTTACCAATTACTGGTGTATTACACTCAATAGCTTCTAATGGGAAAGTACCAAAACCAGATTGTTCATCAACCCAAACAGCTAAACATGATTTACCTAATTCTGTAGCGAATTCTTCTCTAGATAAACCTCTTAATTCTTTAAATGTAATCCATTTATAAATTGGGTATTGAAGATAAAAAGATTTAGCGATTTTAGCAGCATCCCCTTGATTTCTAGTTAAAATACTTACAACTGGAATTTTTGGTTTATCACTATCTTTAAAATAAGATGGTATAGATACTGGTATAACATGTGTTTTGATTGATGGGAACATTGTCTTTAAGTAATTTGATTGTCTCTCAGTTGTCGTGATTACATCGGTAAAACCGTAATCAACATTCCATCTTTTACCAATTGGTAATAATTCTAGTAAATAATCATAACTTTGGGAGAAAACAACTTTTTTACATGGGAAACCTTTTACTTGGTCCATTATATTAGCGAATATTTCTGGTATGATAATAAAATCAGCTGGACTAACATTTAATTGCTGCCCTTCAATTGATGAATGTGGTAATAAAGCGTATTCCTCACCTAACCAATCAGCGATACCATTACCTTCTTGGTCACCTCTTAATTTGTAATCATTTTTTTCATGTAATATACTCGCTCTATATCCTAAATCATTTAAAATTTTAACATGTTCGTAAATATTAGCAATACCAGCTGTTGGGTTACCTTTAGTGTCTAAGGTAAAAAAGTATAAGTTAAAATCTTTAGATTCTAATTTAGCTAGAACCTCTTTTACTTGTTTGATTTGTTCTACCACTTGATTTTTTTGTTCTTCCATTTTTATTTTATTTTATTTTTTATATTATTCTTGTTCTTTTAATATACCATAATGATATAATGTATTGAATGCTATTTTATATGATAATGATGTTTTTTCTAAAGCTCTCTCAGCACCTAAAGTTGCGTCATCAGCTTCTTCCATATCATCCATTAATATTTCCAACATTAGTCTAACCATTTCGTATTTGGCTCCATCGATTTCTCTACCTCTTTCTTTACTAACTTCAGTAATATCTGTATGTACAACATTATTATCTGAGTCAACATGAATTTTTTCTTCACGTTCAATTATTTTATCTGTTGGTTTGACTCCAACTGGTAAAATTGTTTTTTCTAATGCATCTAAGTCAATATAATAGATGCTTCCACCGAATTCAATCATATTAGTCAATTTCTTCGTAAGTTGTTATTTTTGTATTTAATATTTTATTTCTAAGTTCTTCATCGTTAATGAAATCTAATATTGAATCAATTTCATAATCTGAAGGTGTGTTTTCATTGTAAGTTGTTTTAACTTTAACACTAATTTTACCAGATGGTTTTGATTCTAGTGCTTGTGGGTTAGCTGTAATTAGTATATCAGCACCATCCCATTCACTAACATAATCCTTAACGAACCTTACTTTATCTGCTCTACAACCAGTCTTAGATAAAAAGAAATACGTTGATGGTATACTTTTATCAACTTCACGACTAACAAGTTCAATTTCGTGTTCTTCATCATCTTTAATATCCATTAAAAAAGTATTAAAATGATTCATTAAACCGTCTGACATTTGGTCAGCATGACCAAATATCTCTAGTGGTGCTTCTAAATAAAGAAACGTATTAAATTTGTTGATATCATCAAATTTAAAAAATTCAATTAGATTAAAGTTTGTTATATCATGTTCTTTTACACCACTTTCACCCATGTATTTGTCGTAAGTGTAAGCTAGTTGACTAACATAATCCCTAAGTACTTCATTTAAGGAAATCGAAATTTTAGCCATAATTTAATAAAAAAGAAAAACCGTTGATATATCAACGGTTTTTTATTAATTACTATTTTTATCTGAAAAAAGAAAACCTTTTGACTAATAAATTTGTTTCTTCTTTATCTTTTGGTTTTTCTTCGATTTTATTTTCGAGTAACAATTTAGGTTTAGTTGTTTTTGTTTGATTGTCGGAAAAAAGACCGATAAAATAGCTGGTTAAACGATGCCTTACAATATCTTTATCTGTAAAATTGATAACTGATACTCCATCAATTGGATTTGCATTCACATTATTAGCTAAGCTATCTAATGAGCTTTCTGTTTTATTTCTAATATCTATTTGACCTGTATCACCTAATATAACTAATTTTGTATTATCTGAAAATCTAGTTAGAAGTGTTTTAGCGTTATCGTGTGTTATATTTTGGAATTCATCTACTAATATAATACAATTACTAAATGAACGACCACGAATTGCAGCAAAAACTTCCATTTTAATATATCCAGCTTCAATTAATTTAGTTGTTAATTCTTCACCTATAAGTTTATAAAAAGCATCTAAATATGACATCATTATATGTAACATTTTCTCGTTAGCATCCCCAGGTAAGGTACCTATACTTTCACCCTTTAATTCAGTTATCGATTTAACTAATTTAATT